AGCGGCTTATTGCCAAGGAGGAAGAATGAACCTGCTTTCTAAAATTGTCGGCAATGCCTCGACACTAGAAGCTGCGCCAGCGCAAACGCTTGACCAGCTTTGGCATGAAGCAGAACAACTAGGCCGCGTTCAAGTCGATAAGCGCATCTTTGGTGAAGGCGAATACGATGCAAGTATCAGCTTTGAAACTCGCAGTGGTAGCTCGGTTAGAGCAAAAGGCCGTGACCGAGTGATTCATTTTGCTATAGCTAAGGCAATTAATGAGGCGCGTGATTTAGGCGCAGGGTGGAAACCATGAGCGGCCAGCATAAAGCTACCTTGTCGCATTTCGCCACAGTTCACGAATACAAAGCGTATTGCAAAGGCTACGAAGAGGCAAGCAAAGAACTTGCCGCCGCCCGCGCTCTGCTGAAAGAGGTTTCTACAGCCACTATTGGCGAGCTTCAATCGACAATCCCGCGTATCCGCAGCTTCTTGGAGGGGAAATGAGCCAAACAATATTTAAAGAAGGCGACAAAATACGCATGATTCCTGAACGTCTTGGCGGGTATTTGGTCGCATATCAAAATCAAATAAAAGACCGCGTTGCAATTGTTACGCATGTTTGGTTTTACGGCGATGATCTAGAGAAAAAAAGACCCAAATTCAAAATTGTTTGGCAAAAGCGTAATGGCCGTGGAAAAGAAATTACGGACATATTGCATTCAATCAGAGATTTTGAGATAGCACCATGACCGAAATCCCCCACGTAATGCCAATCAAAGACTATGAGCGCATCAAGGCGCAGGAGGAAAAGAAATAATGGTAGACCTAACCCAAATCCGCAGCGACTTCGACAACGGAATCATCGTAAGCAAGCAGACTTTGCTTGCTCTGGTGGATTATGCGATTGAGTTGGAGAAGCGGCAGTCGGTAACTGGATCGGTAGGCGAAACTCTTCTTTTTGGCGCTAAAGTAATTGAACTATTTGATGATGCAACCATGCGCGCAGACTACATGATTGACGCTAGCGAAGCAGCAGGTATTTTGCGCTCGCTTCCGAGTTACCTTGCCAAGAAAGGATAACGATGCGCTTCGAGAGCGACAAAATCGGCCTCTACCGCCAAGCCACAGCAACGCGCAGCCCCGGCCCGAATAGCACGTTTTTCTGCTCAGTTTGCGCTAAACCAAAACAGATCGTAGGACGCAAAAAAGTAGGCCAGAACGGGCGGCAGGCTTTGTATGCTTGTTCAGGTTGCATTGATAACAATAAAGGATAAATCATGAAACAGGTAATCAAAGAAGAAGGCGCAAGTCCTATTAAAATTTGGACTGATGATATCGAAGCCGAGGCTTTGACTCAATTAAAAAATCTGGCTCGCCTGCCTTTCATTGCTAGCAATGGAGTAGCGTGTATGCCTGATGTACATGCAGGCAATGGAAGCACCATTGGAACCGTTATTGCAACAGATAAGGCAATCATCCCGGCTGCTGTTGGCGTTGATATCGGCTGCGGCATGAACGCCGTGCGTTTGTCGCTTAAGGCTTCCGAACTACCGGATTCCTTGACTGCTATTCGCCATCAGATTGAGCGTGACGTACCTTTAGGCGCTGGCGGTCGTCATCAGCAGCCTAAAGATGTAATTGTAGGCGTATCTCAAGTAGTGGTAAGCGGCCTTTTCGATGGCGATAAAGACAAAGCACTGGCAAAGGTGAACTCGCAGATTGGCACCCTTGGCAGCGGAAATCACTTTATTGAGTTGTGCATTGATGAAGCGCAAGACGTATGGGTAATGCTGCATTCCGGTTCGCGTGGCGTGGGCAATATGATTGGCTCGTATTTCATCGAAAAAGCCAAGCGCCGCATGGAGCAATATTTCATCAGTTTGCCAGATGGAGATTTGGCCTATCTCCCTGAGAATACTGACGAATTTAATGATTATGTTACTGCGGTAAACTGGGCGCAAAACTACGCTCTAGAAAACCGCCGCGTGATGATGGAGGCTGTTATTGCTGCGCTGCGCCGTCATATTCCGGTTGAGTTCACCATTACGCAAGAAGCTATCAACTGCCATCACAACTACGTTGAACGTGAGAACCATTTCGGGCGCAATCTGTGGGTAACGCGCAAGGGGGCTATCCGCGCTCGTATTGGCGATTTGGGTATTATTCCCGGCAGCATGGGTCAGCGCAGCTACATCGTCCGTGGCAAAGGCAATGCCGAATCTTATTGCTCTTGTTCACATGGTGCAGGCCGTAAAATGTCCCGCGCTGCCGCTCGCCGCACTTTTACTGTTGCTGATTTGGCGGCTCAGACTGAGGGCGTGGAATGCCGTAAAGATGATGCAGTGCTAGACGAGATTCCTAGCTCCTACAAAAACATTGATGAGGTAATGGCAAATCAGGCTGATCTAATCGAAGTTGTTCACGTTCTGAAACAGGTACTTTGCGTAAAAGGTGCTTGATGACGCTCAAACAAAAGCAGCCATTGACGCGAAAAGCCCCCTTGCGGCCCTCGTCTATAACTAAGACGCCAAAGCCGCCGAAGATCAAAAGTGCCAAATCTGGCACCTCTAAGGCAGCGCCAGCGCCACGCGCAAAGCTTAAGACAAAGCAGCGGGCAGTGACCGATAAGGAAAAGGCGCTATGGAATGAGCTTGCTCAAATAGGGTGCATTGCTTGCTTTAAAGAGGGAATTTACGAGCCTGATGTCTCGATCCATCACATTGATGGACGAACAAAGCCTGATTGCCATAAGCTGGTTTTGCCATTGTGCGCAAGTCATCATCAAGAAGGAACAGGCAAGAATCCTCATTACATTGCCGTGCATCCATGGAAAAAACGATTTGAGACAAGGTTTGGTGCCCAATTGGAACTTAGAGCCTTGTGCTTTGAATTGATCCAATACAAGGAGGCTGCATGAGGGCGGCTAGGATTGATGCTAATCAGCCAAAAATCGTTGCTCTGCTGCGCAAGGCTGGTGTTACTGTGCAACCATTGCATACGGTCGGCGGAGGCGTCCCAGACCTCCTATGCGCTTTTCTTGGCCTAAACTTCCTTGTTGAGGTGAAGGACGGAGCAAAGATTCCAAGCGCACAAAAGTTGACGCCAGATCAAATCGAATGGCATAAAAATTGGGGCGCTCCTGTTCATATAGTTAATTCAGAACAAGCAGCGCTTGAGATAGTCGAATACTATCAGCGCCGAGTGCGCGACATTAAAAGGGAAATCCATGACTGACAACATCAACCATCCAAAGCATTACACCTCCCATAAATCCGGTGTCGAGTGCATCCAGATCACCGAGCATATGTCATTCAACCTGGGCAACGCGATCAAGTACCTATGGCGCGCTGACGAGAAGGGCGCGCCGCTGGATGACTTAAAAAAGGCCGCTTGGTACATTCAGCGCGAGATTGCAAAGCGTGAAAAGGATGCTCAAAAATGAGCCATAAAGACTACTGCGAGAAGCTAGACGAAGATCAGCTTCAAAGCCTTATTGAGCATGCGCAAGCGCGGATTGATTCGATTAAATCCGAAGGCTGGGTAACTGTTTGGGTAGTTGCTGACTACTGCAATCGGGCTTGGTATCCAATCGACCAGTACGAACAAGCTATGGATAAGATGATTGAGCTAGCCCGGACGGAGGCCAAATCAGATCGCGGCTGCGAATGAAGTGTGCAGATTGAACGCATGCGTCCTAGTGAAGCTGCACGCCTTATTGGAGATTGAGCATGGAAATGACTGCACTCTCTGATCTTGTCGGCAATGATGATCCAGTAGAGCCAGCAATGATGCGCTTCACTACGAAACCGAAAATCATGCTGAGGTTGCTTATTTTCTGATTAGGAGATTAATAAATGATAGGTTCAAAAAATTCTCAAAATAGCGAGCAGTTTATGACGCGGAGTGGAAGTCACTCTACAAAGCCTTCTGTAAAAGGCTATGGATTGCTTGGAGAAGGAAAAATAAATCCTGTGGAACTTTTAACGCCGGAAGAGTCTCGTGCTAGTTTGTTGGCAGCTAGATTAGCAATAGAATGGCGGATTAGAGTTTTTAATGAAACACTACGCGATGAAAAATTGTCCCATTCGCAAAAAATGGCAATTGGTGGTCAGCGCAGGTTATTGAAGGAAGAATTAAAAGATATTATTCTGCAACAGCAATCCATTGTTAATACTATCAGGTCTGAAGTGCCTAGAAATACTGACCTAAGTCGTTTTATTGCTGATGTAGTAAAAGAAAGAATGTCGGTTCCGCAATGGAAGATTATTTTGGCAGAGGCAGAAAGGCGGTATGCTGTACATGAGGCTTCTCTACATGGGAATCAATCATGAGAGGCTGCACACCGCTTGCAAACCTCATAGGGCAAGCAGATCCATTAGATCCTGCGGAAATGAAGTATCGGGCCGCTCCTGCTCGTGTTTGGGTATCTAAAAATGAGGCGCTTGAATCTGAGCGGGCGTGTTCTGGCTGCGTATTTAAGGGTCAGAAATCGAAGGTCTGCGTCCAGGCTGGGCAGCTTGCGCGCCTTGCTGGTCACAATGACTGCGAGGACCGAGATACCGAGACAGACAAGACTTTCATCTATGAGCTAGTCCCTACCGATCCACGCCAACTCACCATAGCCTAACCCGAAGCCGCCTAGTGCGGCTTTTTTGCAACCTCATGATTTAGTTGTTGACGTCTGATAATCTTAGGTCTATGATTCATACATCAGCAGCAAACAACCAAACGGAGAAAATTATGAACATGGATCACCTTAAAGCACTTCAAGTACGCCTGTCGAATACCAAATCGCGCTTGGCTTACACCAACACTCCTAGTTCGCGTGCTTACTATGCTCAGCAAGTAGCAATGTGCGAAAAAGAAATCGCGGGCGAATACAAGTTTCTTGGCATTGATCCGCCAGCTTTGGAAGAAGTAAGCGATGATGAATTGCTTGAGGAACTGAGCAACTAACCACCGGCCCGCTAGACGGGCCTAAACCACTAGAAGTCCCCACCATCACACAGGAGAAATTAAATGAAATTCAACGTAGAGATTGACCTCGACTGGATCGAAGAAGACAGCACGATTGACGAGGAAGTAAAA